GCAGGCGGCGGTGCATATAGACCGCAAAATCGGCGGCACAGACGCCCAAATGCCGACGGCTCAGCCGTCGGCAAGGAAAGATACCGCCCCAATCGAATTCACGCCGTACAAGCCGAAAATACGCAAACCCGGGACGGGCTGTGTCACCATGATTAACGACCACCTGTATGAGGGCAGGTTCTCTCCGCACGTGAACGGGAAACGAATCGCAAAGAACATCTACGCTACTACGCGGGAGGAGTGCAAGGAAAAGCTCAAGGCGCTGATTGCAGAGATGAAAAAGGAGATTGCGGAAATCAAGGCGGGAGAGAAAGCGACAAATAAGGGCTGACCACGGCGGTCAGCCCTTAAAAATTGCGGTGCAGTAGGCAAAGAAAAGGCATTTAGTATTCAATGCTTTCGTTTGGCTGAAAAGCAAATTTGTATATTGTAGGGAATGCATCCTTGTTAACTTGCCTTGCCGCAATTAACAGTCCTCTAAGTCGCATACGCAAATTCGCATTTTCGGGATTTGTTTTTAAATCGTTGTAAGCAAGTATTATTTTTTGCCGCATGGAATTCTTTAACACCGGATTTCCCGTTGCATCAATAATAACACCAGTAACTAATTTAGGGTAGAGCTTTGTATACCGCTTAACCTTCTTCCTTGAAATCTGATAATTGTATTTTCGAATAATCGCAATGATTTTGTCTCTAAAATTCTTCGAAATACGATTTTCACCGGAAAAAGTCACATCATCCACATATACGGTCATGATAATGCCATTATCGTCTGCGAGTTTTTGCATTTCGTCAAACATTTGATGATTTACCAAATACGATAATATCTGGCTTGTTGGAGCTCCGGATATAAGATGATTATAGCTAGAAACATTCTTTCTTTTTAAAAATTCATATATCTCATCAATGTTTTTTGCACTTGATTTTCCCAAATCAATCGTTGTTAGATTGGTCAAAAACTGTGCGACATCCGGGGAACAAAGTAAATCTTCTGCAAAAAAGTGATAAACGGTGTCGCGAGTTATGGACGGAAAGAAAGCTGTTAAATCTATTTTGTATAGATTTCTTCGGTTATTTCCTAAATGAAATCGGGCATTGTCCGCATATGATTTGCCTTTTACCCCGGAAAAAACATTATCCGGAACTATAATTTGTCCCAGACAGTTTTTTATTCGCTTTTGAATAATTTTTAATTCCTCATGTGGAGGCTCAATCAAACGAGGTTTTCCCGATTTATCAATATAGGGAGAAACCAATGAAACAATATGTATCTGCCTCATCATTTGATTGTTATTTATACGAAGCAATCTCTTTAACAATTTTTTTGATTTTAAGCCGTAAAGCGGGCAATCTGTATATATCAAAGGCATAGTACCTCACTTTGTAAAAAATGTGCTGGTGTTAGCTACCAGATGCTATGTCGATGATAAAACGGACAACATCAACAAGCATTTCGGGACAGCAGAGTGATACAGCCAGTATGGCTGCTCCTGCAATTACGCTAAGCGCAATTACAACGGCAGCAGGGGTTTTGATTGGTGATTTGTTAACGTTGACATTAACTTCCACCTTGTTATCGATACCAACGTTGTTTACGTTGATAACGATGTTTTTGTCCGCCCTCTTCACGGAATTCACCTCCTTTGTTATTATTGGCCTTCGCCTAAGGCGAAGGGACTTCCCGTTCCGCCAATAACATTGGAGATATGCAGCCGTGTATCACTATTTTCGCACCAGCACAAATCCGACTTCCCAAACTAGCTTGATCCAGTCTGTTCTGCCTTTATCGTCAGCACTACTATTACGACTTATACGACTACAAACATACCGACCTATTGACTCTTAATAAGTCGGTGATATAGCGTGTATGAAGACGAACATGTGCCGCGAAATAATGCATCCATATCTAACGATACGATGCCGCTCATGTTTCCACGAACCAAACGAAGTCAAATCTGACCGCGCATACTGACATATGTATTATATCACAAATCCTGGCATAAATCAAGGCAAAGAAACAATATATTGCATTTGTCTGACAAGTTTTCATGTTAAAAAATTATGTTCATCCCTCAAAAATTGCTTTGCAGTAGGCAAAGAAAAAGCCTTCCGAAAAAAAAGCGGCTTGTGCTGTAACTATGGCACAAGCCGTTTTTCTGCCGTCAGGCGAATTTGCCGAGGTGGTGAATAAAAGCCGATTATAAGCAAAAAATCAGCCGAAAGTGGGGCGAAAAACCTCATTTTCGACTGATTTTTGGTCGGGATGACAGGAGTTGAACCTGCTTGGGCCAGTTCCCAAAACTGGTGGGTGACCGTTACCCTACATCCCGATATTCGGTTTTTTCTGTCAAATCCGTAAGTGGTCAAATCTGTGGTCAAAAGTTTTTTGCTGAAACACACGGCGGCGGAAAAGCGAGGAAATGCGAGAAAAACGGAGATTTTGCGAGCTTTCGGCGGTCGGCTTATGAGGCGGTCACACGCTCCCAAAGCAGGCGCGCTACCACCTGCGCTACACCTCGATACTGCAATTATCTGAATACAGCTTAAATATTATAGCATAATAAATTCCTCTTGTCAACTGCTTTCAATTTTGATTTTGATTTATGATTGTTGGTTTTAATAATGCGTTACAAAAAAAGCATAGTTTCCCGCTGAATAGGACGGATAGGATTTGTTAACAACAGAATTATAATGCATAATCCCACCTAGCCCACCAAATCCCCAAAAGAAAAACCCCCTCAATCGCAGTGACAGAGAGGATTTACGCATGGCTGGGATAGCGGGATTTGAACCCACGAGTGACGGAGTCAAAGTCCGTTAAAATCACTGGAATTGTGCTATTTAACGTTTTTATAACGCCTGTAAAATTGTCAAAAATCATACAAATGGCGTAATTATTGTCCAACAAAAAATCCCCCGACAGAGCCTTTTTGCTCCGCCGGGGGATAACTGTTTATTCAGCCTTTAAATCCTTAACGTACATCCATCCGGTAACATCAGTACCGATACCTATCAGCGCTTCCTTGCCGTCCTTTGACATCGTGATAACGTCAAAAATCGTCGTATAAACAAACGGATACGGTTCCGTACCATCAGAAAAAGTAGCACCGGCATTGACCTTGACCTTACCGCCAACCTGTACCGTCTTAACATCTGCTGACGGTGCCGGCTGATTAGCAAGATAAAGATCTGATATGTATATCCAGCCTGTCCACTGATCACCGATACCGATACGGGCTTCTTTGCCGTTGCGTGACAGCAGCTGTACGTCATAAACGGTGTTATAGACTTCCGAAAAAGGCTTTGTACCGTCCGAAAATGTTGCTCCTGCCTTTACTCTGACCTTGCTTCCGACCGTAATTTTCGTGCTTGTGGGCTTTTTCGTTTTGTAAAACAACTTTTCACCCATTAAGTATGGCAATGGATCTACATACTGTGTGCCATCGTTAATATCAAAGTGGAGGTGCGTTCCGTAAGAGTAACCTGTATTGCCTTCCGTGCCTAACACCGTGCCGGCTTTAACCTTCTGGCCAACCTTAACTTTTACACTACCCTTGACAAGATGCAGGTAACGGCTGTATATGCCGCTCTCGTGCTTGATGCGAACGTAGTTGCCTGCTGTATATGTATCGCTAAAGCCGTCAACAAAATTCTGCATAGCTACAACCTCACCGTCTGCTACTGCAATTGCGTTGCAGGCGTGACCTGCGTCATTGATAAAATCCATACCGTGATGCGTGCTGTAGGATGGCTCTCTCGTGCCGTAATCGGCTGTGCAGTATTCTGACTTGCTTTCCAGTACATGATACTTTAAATTGTACTTTCCGCTCATATTACTTATCCTCGCTTTCGTCTTTTTCAGTGCTGTCACCCTTGAGCTTCAGCTGTTTTAATACTTCAAGCATTTTCTTTGGTATCGGTATACCGAGCCCCGCCGCATTTTCCACAAGCGATATACCCTCGTTAGCAATAAAAAACATTGTCACTGCTGACTGTAATACCGGTGTACTGTTCAGCACATACGCATCCAGGACGTGTGCAACACCTACAAGCATTAAAATCAGTATCTTCTTGACTATGCCTTTAAAGCCAACCTCACTTGACACGTCTTTTCTGACAACTGCACACGCAACGCCGGATATGTAATCAAGCACCATGCACACGATCAGAGCGGCAAGCAAGGGCGTAAAATCGCCCCATATCCAGCCGATCACGCCGCCGATAGTCGCAACTATCGCACCGAAAATACTACTTAACTTTTCCATAATTTTTCCTTTCCGCCTATTAGGCTTCTTCATCTTTTCCCTGCTTTGCCAATATGGCGAGAGCTTCCTCACTATCGTCGGGAATCACCCTCGCTCCCTGCATAACTGCGTCCTCAGTTTCGATACCACCGAGGACAAACGTTCCGTCCGGAAATATCTGCATTTTCATCACCTACGCTCTCTTGTTAGTGTATTTTATCATAAATGACAGGGTTTTTGTTCCTGTCAGTGACATCGTAACGGTACCGTTCTCGATCTTCAGATGCTCGACAGAATCACCGACCGTCAGTACATCTCTGTCGTAGGCGGTCGCACTTGTCAGCGTCAGCACTATTCGATTTCTGATAGGGTTTGTATTGCTGTCATAGTACGGCTCAATCTCTACCTGATTGTAGCCTTCGCCGTATGTAGCATAGTCAAAACTTTTGGGTAAGTCCGCCGTTACAGTGCCGTATATAACTATATCCGTGTCACACATCCACGCTCGCCATATGTTATCGTCACACCAGCGTGTGTACGACCGCTTTCTGGTAGCGGACGTGTACCTTTGGACGCTGTTAAATGCGTCGGCATTTACATAGCGGATATTGTCAACAGTAAGCTCAAAAGGCTCATTTGCACTTACAGGGCGGTTTGTAATGTATTGAGCTGACGCCGATGTACAGAAATACCGTTTGCTCTTGCCTTTGTCATCGGCTGTATTTAACATCAGCGTGTTCAAGTCTACCGTCTGACCTGTCAAGTCTGAAGCTTTAAGATAATCCTTACTGTCAAGCTCGGATACTGTAGCCGCACCGACTTCGGTAGCAGTATACGCAGGCTTATTCTCGGTTTTCGTCCATTCGGGCATATCCGTAATATCCGACATATTATGTGTATGGTTCTTCTCTGCCGCTCCGACTTCTTCCGCTGTATACGCAGGCTTGCTTTCAGCCTTTGCCCAGTCGGATATCTCATCGGATTTCAGATATTCTGACAGGTCTATACCTGTTCCACCCGCCGCATTAAGTGCGCCCGAAATATAAAGGTTACCGGCATCATCTACCACTAATGCGTTACTTCGCCTGTCCTCACCGTAACCGTTTCCGATAACCAAAAGCGCATTGCTTGTTGTGCTATTATATCTACCCATAGCAGTCATGTGCTCACTTCTGGCTACAGTATAATATCCCGAGGCATGGCTATTACTGCCGCTTGCCACAGTTCCCGTACCCTCAGCATGTGCGCAACGTCCAATTGCGAAAGTATTCATACCTTCGGCGTGTGCACTTTCGTTGCTGGCTGTCGTTTCTCTGCCCTCTGCGTGGCTGTAAGGAGCAGTCGCTGCTGTCTTACTTCCTTCGGCGTGTGCATAATATGATTCAGCTTTATTACCGGAATAATCGTTGAAGATCTCACAATTCTTATCGCTGTTTGTATATTTACCCACACCGTCATTTCCGCCGCTTGTTGCTTTTTTCCCCACACCGTCAAGGCGCTTTTCTGTTTTACTTTTTACTTGTACCGGTGTTTTAGACTGTTCGTTTGACGCAAGTGTCATTTCCAAAACGGTTGCCGTTGCCTCATCGGTAAGCTCCGCAAATGCACAGCTGACCTTATGCGCTCCTCGATACTTCCATACCAGCGTCGTCGGGAAAAATGCTATTGTACGATTAACATCTATTTTTCCACCGCTTCCGCATAAAGTATCAAAGCATTCGATCGCAGGATTACCGTTAAAAGAAAATTCAACACGCCGCAGTGCTATAGTCATAGCGTCTGCACAGGATTGAAACGCCGATTTTCGTGTTTCTATCGACAACGACTGCAACAGCGGATTCTCGGGAATATACAATGTGGCTTTTCTTGCCGCTGAATCATCAAGCGTTGAAATGTTTGTATACACATACTGCTCGCCGTCAAATGTTGTTGAAAAATACTTCGTCAGCGCACGGAGATCAAAAAATTCCGTTCCGGTACGCTCGTAGCCCTCTACCGTATAATCCGGATCATATACAAGTGCATCGTCAACAGTTTTTGTTTTTTCCTTTAGCTTTACTATTTCGAGCTTGCCGTATCGGTTAATTCTCGCCGATGCCGCCATTATCGCACAGCACCACTCGATCAAATCCCTGTATGTCTGTATTTCTGTTGAAATTGTAGAATCTACAGTCAGATTGTCGTTGGGATACGCACCGAAATCTGTTGTTGCAAGTTCGATGCCAACATCTGCGGCGGCGTCTTTAATGTGCTGCTGTACAGTCTTTCTGCCACCTGCATACGCTGATATATTAACATCAAATCTTGTACTGTCATCAAAAGCCGTCAGCTTATGAATACTGCCCTTGCGCTTTGTAAGACTATTATCTACCGTGAATATTCCGAGCGGTACACTTTCCCATGTGCCGCCTGCAAGCAGTATTTCGTATTTCGGAGTAATGCGAGCATTAGCATACGACCGTGACAGAAAATCATCATCGTACACCGTTATATCAAGCTGATTTGTGTAAAACGTACCGATTTCAAAGGTATCACCGGAAACCAACTGTTCTTTCAGCGTAACGCTGTTGTTTAATATAAGATCATCGGTTATAGTTATCGTTTCGCCGCCGCAAAGCTTAATAGTGCCTGTAATACGATCGTTCCTCACTTTTTCTTTTATAGCTGCTGTGTATGCAGCTGACACATCAAGCATATAATATCACCTCTCAATATTCTATAAAGTTCACACTTAGATCCCACAGTGTTTCAGCTGCGGCATCGGCGTTAAGGACCATAGTTGCACTTCTGTCTCCGGCATACATTGTGCAGGTCTTTGTGCCGGCTGTAGTCGGATCGAAAAATGTCGCAGAAAACAAATCGGAAGAAATCGCATTTGCTATAGCGGAAAGCTGTGATCTGTTTACTCTCCACGTTACCTGTATCTTGTACACGCCCGCTCTTATGCGATTACGGAACATCACACCTGTTTCGCTTCTGCCACTGTCCTCACTGTCAAGGTCAGAGCGTTGTACAGCGTAAGAACGTGGCGAAATCGGCGTGAAGCTGCCGAATTTTATAAGTGTCTGCATATTAACTCCTTCCGTTAAGTCTGCGATTTCTGACAGCATTATAGCGTGCTACGGTTTCACCGACCGTATCTCCGTCTATATCGACCGTGACGTGTATATCTGCAGACTGACCGCCTGTACTGTCTGACATAGCCGAGCGTACAGCATTATAAATTGCTGTTTCTATGCTTGACGAGTTTGCAACTGCGGTACGGTTACCGATAGTGCCGACAAGCTCAGGACCTTGTTCGTTTGCTATGAATAAGTCGCCGTAGTCGGGGAAACCGCCGTCGGCGTATTTTTTTAACGCTAAAAGTCCTAAGCCACCCCAGGTATCCGGGCTGTTAATCTGCCCGCTTTTCTGCAGTTCTTCATACGCTTTCTGCGGATCGTATGTGCTGAACTGCTTTACCGCATAAAGTGCTTCGTTTGAGGTAAGCCCGTTCTTTTCAAGAGCCATGTTCCACGCCTCAGAAGGATCGTATCCGGAACGCATATATTCGTTTGAATCAAGCTGTGCCAGGCCTATAGAAGTTCCGTATTTGCTGGAAAGGTCTATTTCTTTGAGTTCATCTGCGTGTGTCATTTCGAAAAGTCCGGCACCTACACTCTGCCAGAAGTTAGACCAGCCTTTTCCGAGATCCCCGAAAAGTCCTTCAAACATACTGTTTATCTTTTCGAGTCCACCAAGCAAATCACCGTTAGCAAAGGCGTATATACCCTCTCCGACATCCGTCCAAAAGTCAGACCAATCTTCGCCCAAATCACCGAAAAGTGATTTAAACTTGTCATTAAGCCGCACCAGAGCATTGTACTGCTCCGTTTCGTTGCCGTTGAAAATATTATAAATATCTTCACCTACACCTTTAAAGAAGTTTACAAAATCCTCACCAAACAAATTTTGTATTCTGTCTGTCAGATTTTTAAGTCCGGTATATTTTTCATCTTCATCTCCGAAAATCAAAGACCATATATCCGAACCAATATTTACAGCTTCGTTGAAACCATCTTGAAAAAGCTTAAAGCCATCAGTCGTCAGCCAATGCCACACTTCTTTCAAGCTGTTATAAATGCCGTCAAAACTGAAATCGAAAGACGTGCCGTTAATCTGCTCCTGCACATTGCTCATTGCTTCTGCAAGGCCCTCCGCATTCTCAACATCATCGCTTGACACCACGCTTGAAGCAAGCGTACCTGAATTTCCCGACAGTCTGTTAAGCTCGTCAAAGCCCGCAAGACTGCGTTTTACGCTGTCTGTAAGATTATCTGTGCTTTCTGCGACATCATCAACGCCTTCTGCCGCTTTGTCTGCCGCTTCATTTTCTTTTTTCAGCTTTTCGGAATTGTCGTCTATGCCCTCAGTGCCTTTATTCGTGGCTATGCCAAGCAGTGCCAGCGCACCGACTATTATTCCTATCCAGCCCATCGTTGCTTTTAACGCACTCGCAAAGGTAAGTTGCTTTGGTATAAGTATACCTAATATCCCACTGTAAGCCGCTTTTGCCGCCGTCATCAATCTTGTTGCCGCTGTTACGGCAGGTATTGCCACAGCCATACCGATAGCAATTTTCAGCATTGTCTGCTGTGCAGGCGTTGCCGCTTCAACCTTTGCCTGTATATTCGAAACAACGCTACCAAGCCCTCCGACAGCTTCTGCTACCGTCATTATCACGGGCTTTAATGCATTAAGTGAGCTTGACAGCACAGGGAGGACGCTCTGAGCAAGCGGCAGGAGTGCTGTACCGGCTTCTGCGGCAAAATCCTCAAGTTCTGCCTTGAACGTCGTAAGCGCACCCGAATAGGTATCGTTTTCCTTTGCGTAGTTTCCTGCCGCATATTCCGACTTATCAAGGAACATCTGCACAGCGGCATTGACCTTCTGCTGTGTGGTTTCCAGCTTGCCAAGACCTTTTTCCTGTGCGTATATCTGCAGGTTCGTGTCGTTTATGGCAACACCGAGATTATCCATCATTGTGAAGTTGCCCTTAGCCATACCTGCAACCGCTTCCATTGCGCTGTCAACGGGTATGCCCATAATACTCGCCACATCAGACGCTCGTTGCATAGACTGCGTTACCATGTCGGCCGACTGTGCCACAGAAAAGCCCGAACCCTGAAAAAGTGATCCCATTTTTGTGGCGGTCGCAAGGTACTTGCTCTGTGAAAGTCCGAGCGAAGAAGCGGCAGTTTCTGCGGTTTTCTGAATTGTCCCGGCATAATTCTTGAATACCGACTCCGAACCGCCTATGTTCTGCTGGAGGTCACCCGCAAGGCTGATAGCATTCTTTATCATTGCACCGAAGCCAAGCGCAGATAATCCCGAAGCAAGTGTCTTAAAAGCACTCAGCGTTCCGGCAGAGGTGTCTTCCGCCTGCTTTTTTACATTCACAAGGTTTTCATTCACCATTCGTATCTTACGATCAAAATCATCCTTGTTTGCACTGACTATAACGTTCAGTTCTTCTACTGTCACTTACTGTACCTGCCTTTCGTAGCCGCCGCATATTCAGCCATATTCTGCTTTGATAACTCCCAGTCCGACACGGGTATTCCCTCCGACTTATCACGTCCGTACAGCTTAGGAAATGCCTTTTCTATGCTGTACGGATATTGCCTTGGAGCGTTGACACCGATGGCAACAAGCTGACCGATGCTATAAGCAAAGGCACACATCAAGCGTTCGTTAAGCTCGGTGTGTGCCTTATCGTATTCATTTTTTGCCTGTATCGCCTGCGTTATTTCCCGTACCGATAAGTCCCAGAAATCTTTATGTGTTATTCCTGCCGTCAGTGCCGGGCGGTAAAGATTTGCAATCAGCTCTCCTGCACTGCTCCACTCTCTGCCTTTTCTGCGAGCGTCAGCAGTTTTTCTACCTGCTGACGCTTGAAAAAACCCGACACCGTAAGCGTCTTGAAGAGTATTTCCGCCATATCCGAAAGGTCGCCGCCTGCGTCTATGTAATCGTCATAGATCTCCTGCGCCTTTCTGACGTCAATATTCGCCTGGAAGCGATTTAATGCACCCCACAGATACAGCGTTACTGTTTCGAGCTTGTCAAAATCCGCCATACCCGCAACAAGCGACTTGCCTGTTTTCTTCTCGATCTCGATTGCCGATGAAGCCGAGATTTTGAGCTTGTACTCGGTATCACCGATTTTCAGTGTTTCATAGGGTAATCTGTTTTCTTCCATTTTAATATCCTCCGTTTAATTTTAAGCATAAGAAAAGCACACCCTCTCAGATGTGCTTAATAAATTTTATTTTTCAGCGCAATTACAGCACTGTGTCGCTTCCGCCCGACATATGCTTGTTTATATAATTGACTATCTTGTCTGCTTCATACTTCTTATCTTTATTGACAGCCACAGCTACCGTTTTTAGCTCACCGTCGCTTGTATAATTTATTATGATAACATATTCAGTCACATTCTTAGGTCGTGATGCGATAATTGCACCCGGAACGCCGAACAGTAACGCTCCCGCAACGGTCGAGCCTGCAGAAGCTCCTTTGAGTTCGGAGTTCGTTTTCAGCAAAGCAGACGTTATTTTTTCTGCCTTAAGAACAGAATCTTTTTTGTTTACCGTAAAAACTACCCTGTCGCCAAACAAGGACAGCAAACATTCGCACTCCCCCTGTGGCAATCCGTACAGTGCAACACCGTAGCATTTTACAATGAAACGTTTAGATGAAGATGTACTTTTACCGCCCGACTTTTTCACTTTCCTAATCCTGTAAACACCATAAAGCAGGAAAAGCAGTGCCAAAGCGAGCATTACCGCACCGACGGTTCCTTGATTGCTGAAAAAAGCGAAAAAAGAAGCGATTAAAAGTATTGCTCCGGGTATAAAACAAACAACAGCTAATACAATAAATATTCCCTCCGTGATACTATATTTTTCTTTATAATACCACGAAGGGTTATAAATGTCAAGTTATGCCGCAGTTACGTCCTCAAGCTCTGTAAGAGGTGTGCTTCTGAGCGTGAATTTCAGCGCCGCATTGACCTCTGCCGCAGAACGCTTTACCGACACCTTTGAGCTCCACTGATAGCCCGTATTATCCGGATAAATCAGCTTGAACCACACGGTTGCGTTCGATGTCTGTAACGCTCTCAGCGTGGAATACGCCGCCGCTACGTCCGCTTCCGACACGGCAGGATTTTCATCTTCATCGTTATAAAAGAACGTGAAGTCCAGATCGCCGTAGTCCTTGACACCGGGTATGTAACGCTTCGCACCGTCCGCAAGGTTCGTTACATCGACCTTTTCGGGATCACCGCCCATATCGGGAGTTGACTGTAAGCCGTAAAGCGTCTTATATGTGCCTGTCTTTGTGTCGGCATACTGTAATTTTGTGCCTTTTGATAACAGTTCCATAATAATTTTCCTTTCTTATCAAGGGTTATAAACCCTGTGATTTAACTCATCTATTTTTGCGGAAAACCGCATACATTTACGCTGTAATTCGCCGTCCGGCATCATCTGCCCGAATATACGGCGAAAGCCTTTCGACACCATTACAGCACTTATCTGTGCCGACATATCGGCTACAACAGCAGGCGTGTCCGCCTTATCCCATACATCAATCTGTACCGTGATAACCGACAGCCGCTCCGCACCGTGAAGTACGGTATCGCTCTGATTTGCTATCTCACTTAACGTAATGACAGGAAAATCGGCTGTGGTGTCGGGGAACTGCAATTCCACCGGGCCTATATCGGCAAGCATATCAGCAATTGTGGGTATAATATCTATCATGCCATTGCGCTCCTTATTGCTCTTGCAAGCTCAACCTTGCAGGACTTGAAAACATACTCCCTGTTGCCAAGCAACGCAGGATAAAGATACGGTTTCGGCGGTGCGCCGTTCGTTATATGCCAGTTGCCTTTAGCGTCCTTGTATCTCCACGGTTGCATCGTGTGAGGTACACCCGGTGCGCCGTGCTGACCTGTGCCGAACTCTACAAACATGGCATATTCAACGTTTGTGCCGACCGCCCAGACCTTAGGCTCAAGGTGTTCTGTAGAGATACTGCCTTTCAGCCTTCCCGTATCATACGGGCAGTTTACCTTTGCGTCACTCTTTATCTTCTGAACGCCTTTACCTATGCCCTTGTCTATTGCCGCATCTACGCTTCCGCCGAGCCGTCTGAGCTTTGCCATTAAACTTTCAAGTCCTTCGATTGATACTTCCATGCTTATGTCCTTTCTGCCGTTGCGCTGTCGTGCATAGTGTAATGTGCGACAGAGAGTATCTTATAATCTGCTCCGTCACACCTTACTATATCTCCGACTTTAAGCGTGTCTTTATCCGTTGTTGCTATCGTCAGCATACCGTGTATTCTCTCGCCGTACAGCTCGACAGAAACACTGTCGGTTACCGGCTTTACAACGGCGTTTACAGTCGCTGTCTGTTTAAGCTCTGATACCGTTCCCACATAGTCGCTTTTCTTTGATACCTTGCGATACACCGCAAGCGTTCTTGCATCAACCGTCATCATTCGCACGGATAACACCGACCTTTCTGGGATAATTCTGTAATCGTTTCTGTAAATCGGGCGGCAGATCGGATACAAAGGAACGGGAAATACCGCCCTCGCTGCGAGCGGTTTCTCCCTCTGCTCCCTGTCTGTTATAGGCGATAATTGCAAGTTCTGTCTGCACACTAACAAGCCTTGCAGGCATCTCATCTCTGCCGATAACGTCAAGGATAGTGTCCTCTGAACTGTCAAGAAGCACAGCAAGCAATCCGTCCTGCTTTTCATCGGAAATACCAAGACGGATTTTAAGCGTTTCCAGTGCTGTCATTGCGTTTCTCCTTACGATGTTGACTTAGGCAGTATCTTAATGCCGGTCAGCACACCTGCTTTTTTGGTGTTCTTGAGCGCAACACCGGCGATAAGCTCAACATCACCTTTCTTTACCGCTCCGGGAGCTGTAAGGTCGGGCATATAAGAGGATATTACCTTTGTACCTGTAGGCGAAATACCGTGAAAAGCGTCAAGACCTATCTTTATTGCGTAAATATCCGTTGTACCGTAAGCGGTAGTTGAAGGCGTTGTTGTGTCAACAATATCTACCGAAGCCGTACCGTTGTAGTATTCACCGCAGTCGAGCAGTGCTATACCGTTGTAGTATTCAACAGGAGTACCGAATGAATCTTCGTTTCTGCTGTAATAGCCTGCTCTCCTTGCACACGCTCTGAGTTTTGCCAGCATTTTTCCGTTCATAAGGAGCATATCGGGCTTGCCGTCAAGCAGTGAAAGGAAGCTGTCAAGCTCATCAAGGAACGCATTATAGTTAGTATCGGTAAGCGCCGATGTTGAAAGGTCCGCCGTTGACGTTACCTTTGTGTCTGCTGTTGAAAGTATCTTCTTTAATCCGTCAAACGTGCCTGTTACATAGCCTGCGCCCGAAGCGGCAGATGTGCCGTTAATAACAAGGTTCGTAAAATAGTTGGATGTTGCCTTTATCTTCTGCTCTGCCTGGAATGCGAGTTCATCAACTGCGCCGCTTGTGTTGGCTATAACTCTGTCAACCTCAAACGAACCGCCCATGATTACCGCTTCCGTCGTTTTCTTTTCTCTCTTTGCTTCGCTTGCCGTGTACTCACTGTTTATGGTACGCACCGAAGCGGTAGCAGGTGTTTTTAGCTGTACATATCCGTATGACAGCGTTGAACCGTTAGTGCCGGGTGAAATTGAATTGTCAAATACAAGTCTGTCAAGGAGAAGGCTTGAACGTCTGAATGTGTCGATTACCTGCTGATCCACCTTATCAGCCATACCGACTTTTGCTTCTGCAAGTGTGATTGCCATAATTTTTTACCTCTTTCTGATTATTTCCCTGCCTGCTTCATTCTCAGGGCTTCGGCAAGAGAGGCAGGTTCAGCTTTGCCCTTGCCCGATGCACCTATTTTCGGTGGATTGCCCTTCATTCTTTCGTTGACCGCACTTTCAACGGCTTCGGCAAATGCCTTGCTGACCGTTTCAATGCTTGTCTTGCATTCATCTGCACCGGTATAGTCAAGCACAGCGGCAAGCCCTACGGGAAGTCCCTTATCCGCAAGCTGTACCTTAGCTTCCGCCATAAGCTCACGCCTTGTAACCTCCGCCTCACGCTTTGCAAGCTTTTCCTCAGTCTGCTTACGCTGGTACTCGGCTTTCTGCTCTGCGTTCATTTTTTCGAGCTTCTTCGCCTCCGAGAGTTTCTCGTCTGCGTCCTTCTGCCACTTTGTTTTTGCTGTTTCCAGTGCCTTGCTTACACGCTTGTCAAACTCAGACTGCATATCCTTGTCCTTTAACATATCGTCAAAGGTTGGCTTCTGCGATGCGTTATCCTTAGCGTCACCGCCGTTATCGGCAGTCTGATTGCCGGGAACGTTTGCGCTTGCGCCACCGTCCCCCTCGCCCTCTGCGAAGTGCTGTAAGCCGATGAAAATTCTTCTGTTGTTCATGTTTCTGTCCTTTCTCCGCCCACCGTGTTCATTGCCCACAACGTTCGGAATAATTTGTTTTTGGGTATAAAAATACCGCTCCTTTCGGGGCGGTAAAATTATTAAGTTTTGTGCAATCAATTGCACACGGGTATAAGAAAACCGCTCACTGCTGTGGGCGGTTAATTATGCGATTTTCTGAATTATATCCGATAATGGAATCAATGCCGTATCATAATCCCCATCGGTGACTATATCAACGACAAAATCATTACCTAATACATCAACTATTGTTCCTTGTCTGCCGTCTTTCAGCATAACAGTGTCATATAATTCAAATTTCACTTTTGGTCACCTTCTTTTCAGTAACATATGCACTCGTAAGTCGCGGTTCAGTTGCGCCGTTTTCGATAATCCAGCCCGTACAAACATTGGCTTGCTTGCCATTCGGGCCTTTAATTTGCATTACATACTCGTATAATTTACCGTGCTCGTTTGTTTGCTTTAACTTAAGCAAACTCTGATCAAGATTGGCGGATATGTTATCAATAAGTTCTTGATAATTCTCCATAGTATATCCTAATGCTTCTTTAAAAGCCCTCGCTTTATCAGGCTGTTTCACAGGATCCAAAGCATACTTTGTAAACTTTTCTTTTGGTATTATAGCAAAATGCTGTAAATCAATACGCACACTTACTTTTTTCTTTATTATACCACTCTTCCCTACTTTGTCAATAGCTCTGCCTTTCATAAAAGCCACATATTCAGGATCAAGCTTACTTATTTCTCCCTTTTGCAAAGCAACAAAGCTCTCGGCAAAGTATTCAGATTTACTAGCTGTGGCATAGCCTGAAAGATTGCCAGCATACTTGCTCATTTGCGAACCGATAAGGTTATTTGTTTTTGCATCAAATGCCTGCCATTGAACGTGATGTCCCATCTCATGAAGAAAATAATCATGCACCGAGCCATCACCGACTATTGACCGTCCTGCCTGCTTATAGCGTAGCGCAAGCTCTTTTTCTGCGCCGTTAAGAGTATCAATGCTGCTCATTACGGTATTCCATGCGTCTTTAGCCTGTTTATTATATGCCGCAAGCGTTTCTGCGTTCTTCAGCACATTTTTATTGATATAAATGCCCTGTTCCACCGGAGAATAAGCCATAACCGCATCAGCACCGGAGAATATCTTTTTGCCCTTTGCGGACAGAGGATCAATAGCCTTGATACCGCTTATTTTCGAAATGTCATACTTATCAAACAATTCTTCAAGCGCACGATTTATTTCATTTGCGTTTTCAAGAGAAACTCCCTTGAAATCAGCCTTGCCCTTAAAAGTTTTATCTCCGAACTGCGCCTCTATAAACTGCTGAGCATAAGCCTGTGCTTCTTCAATACTCTTTGCCGGTGTAAAACCGGATACTGTTTCTTTCGCAAGCGTTACAACAGTTTGAGTTGCTTTACCCGCACTTCCTGCAACGTACCGCCACTTGCCGTCCTCGCCCTGCTGTAAGTTCCGCTCCCATTCGTCAAAGTCAACATCTGCGCCTATCTCATCGCAAAGTTCCGCAAGCTCTTTATCAAGATCCTCCTCGCTCGGCAGGACAGGGAGCGTTGTAGAACGGCAGAACGGGTGCATAGGCGGAAGATTTACACCTGCCTGTGCGCTGTTACGCTTGAACACCTTACCGTCAAGCTCACGGCATAGATCGCTTGTGCGGCTGTCAAGGCAGGCGGAAAACTCGTATTCATCAATGTCAAGCTCCTTGTAGCCGTACAGCTCCGCCATATTCGCAACGCAGGTAGTTTCCGTCCGTACAAGTCTGCGTGCCTCGAAAGCGCCGACACCGCAGCGGTTCATTATATCGTCCGCCATATGCTGTTCGGACTTTCCTGCCATAATGCCCACAAGCATATCGTGCTTCAGCCCGTCTGCAAGTGCGTTTGTGTTATCCCAGACACGCTGGGAGAACATCTGACCGCTCCAGTTGGTAGACAGAATAGCTTTCACACGGCTTTCGGGAATTAAATCAAAAGCCGCACGGTAATCCGCACCCTTCGTCACATCGAAAACCGTCTGCATATACGCATTCTGAATTATATCGCCCAGATGCTCTGTATCAACGCCTATTTCGGCGTTTGCAAGACGTGAACACATATCACTTATCTTGCTGTCAAGATCATTCAACCGCCCTATTCTGTGGGCGTATGCAGGCGATGATAACAGTGTTTCAAGCTGTTGTTTCTTCTGTTCATCGGTGCAGGTAGCAAGAGCGGTCTTCATCTGTTCAAACATAGACTTATTCGGTGCGTTTTTGAGCATTGTTTCGGCTTCGGCAATACTCAGTTCAAACTTATCTGTAAAGGCGTTAAAAACGTCATTCGCTTCCCCTTGCAGATACCGTGCTGTTGCGTAATAAGCCTTACCGATCGTATCAGCGGCGCTTTCCGCTTTTGCCGTGTAGCTTACCATTCGTCCTGCGGCTCTGTCCTCCCAGTATTTCTTACTCGGATTCTTCATTGCTTTCACCCCTTGCAAGCGGTGTGTTCATAAACATCTGCTGCTGTGCCGCTATAGCGTCCTGCTTCTGCTGTCGAAGTTCTTCTGCGGCACTCTGAGGATCCTTGACGAACGGCAGGAGCGAGAGCAGCGTTTCCTGCGGTACTTTACCGTCAAGCGTTGCCACCACCTGAGAAAGTTCCGATTCGTTCTGAGGAAGTGAGCGTGTAAAGGTTATGTCTATCAGCTTCGGGTCGATATAACCGCCTTTTATGCCGATTATGTTGGAAAGGCACTCAAGGCGGTAACGTAAGCCTTCTGTAAAATACCTCTCTTTCGTCTTAGTAATCTGCTCAAGATTAAGAAGCTTGTACTTCATGGCAACACCCGAAGCATTCCCTGCAAAACTTTCGTCCGACATATCGGGTACGCCCGAAATCTTGTGAATATCGGTAACAATACTCTTTCTCAGCACTTCCACACTTGCTTCATCAAACTGCCGTGTCAGAAAGCCTATTTCACCGTCCTGCGACAACTCTACGACCCTGTTGCGCTGAATATCGCTGTAGGTTTCAGCCTTTTCATCATCTGTTTCACCGAGTATCTGTCCTTTGATGTACATCAGGCTGTCAACGAACTGCTCCTTGTCGTTAACCCTGTCTGACTGCAACGTGTTATATGCGTCAATAAGGCTTATGACCTGCTCAAAATCGCCCTGTCGCTGACCGTCATTATAGATCTCATTCAGCGGCACTTTGCCGAAATAGTGCGGCATTATCTCGCCCTCCGATTTAAGTCCGAAGTTGCTCGTAAGCTCAAAATCCTGCGTTATCGTATCGGTCATAAGCTGACACTTGAAGCACTCAGGCGTACTGTTGCCCGGCTCGAAAACCGGATAGTAATACACCGCAAATACGGGATTTTGTTCCACAGTATCATCATAAACGACAAATGCGGACAGCGGAGTGATACGGGCGAACTTCGGACGGCTGTCAGCGTCCATATAGATAAGCTCGTAGGCTCTGCCGAATATTGCGGCATCGAGTGCAAGATCTGCGTCCTGCGTACTGCTGTCGGCATAAGAAAGGCAGTCGGTTATTGCCGTAATATCCGTATCATCTTTACCGCTGTAAGAAACAGGAGTAGCTATCAGATACGAAGATGTAAACTTTGCGATATATGCGGCGTGGTTTATCATAACACGATTGTTGCACAGCATATCGTCACTTTTACGTCTGTCGCAGATGTGCTGTCTGCCGCAGTAGTAATTATCCAGAGTTATAAGACGTGGCATTTCGTACTTATCGTGCTTTTCTATGTAATCCCGTGCTACTTTCGGCGTTATCATCTCCGCCGTTTTGTCCGTTGTGAAAATCGGTGATGTTATCATAAAATCTCCTTAATAAATGCCTAATTTCCGCTTACTGAGCGTTGATTTCACTATCTTCCTGCCGATATAGTCCTCAAGGGCATAACGGATAGCGTCTATGGTGTGATTGTTCTTGTCGGGGAAGTCCGCTTTCAGTTCTCCCCTGCTGTCACGGTCAAGTTCATATTCGTTGAACTCACGGGCGGCATTCGGACAACGTGTACCGTCAATAATAATCTCTTCAAGGTTCTGAAGCCACGTTATACCGTGCTCAACGCTTCCGGGACCTTTGACTGCCGTTCGTATGTGAAAACCCCTGTCCCGAAGCTCGTCGTTTGAGCGTGGCTCGGCGGATTCGGCAATGATTGTACCGTTTTGTGTGTTTTCTTTACGGATTGCATTTGCAATAACGTCATACTTTGCGGCGCACCTGAAAAATTCGTAAAAAATAAACAGCCTGTTTCGCTTGCTGTCGAAATGAGCTGTTATATATACAAACGGGTCTGCGCCGTAGCCCCAGTCTATACCACGCTTGATATGATCGAATGACTTTATTTCCTCGTCCGTGATAGGACGGATAGTAATGTTTGTGAACACCTCCGCGCCTGTTCCGGTCACCTCACCGAGATATTCATGTCTATACTGTTCCGGCTTTGTTTGTTCAAGATGCCGGGCTTCAATCAAGAATTGTTCTCCGAGCCATTCTGCCGGCACTGTTCTGTAATCGCTGTGATGCACCACCTTATCCGGTCGAGGAACAAGCACCTCGCTGTTTATCCAGTTTCTTTGGCTTTTAGGCGGATTGAACGTATAAAAAACGGTGTATGTTGCACCGCCTCTGAGCAGGGATTGATTGATAGTGCGTATCTCTTCCATACCGCCGAACTCGTCCGCCTCCTCGTACCACACATAGCGGATATAACCCTTTCTGACTTTGGTAGATTTCAGTTTTTTCGGCTTGTCAGCGCCACGGAATAAAATACGCTGTCCTGTCGGTGTGTAGACAAGTTCAAGCGGCGACTGCCTGCACTGCCAGAGATGCGACACGCCGAGCCTTTCTATCGCCCACAATAGCTGTTCGTAAACGCTGTCTTTCAGATATAAACCTACTTTTCGGATAACGACCGCATTCGCCATAGGGTCTTTCATCATACCGAGCGGAATTTCCGTTGATGCAAAAGATGATTTTGTCGAGCCTCTGCCGCCTTTGAGCCAGTAGTGAGTATGCTTATCTGCCTTTACGTCTTTATGCAAGTCGTAAAATGACGGCGCAATAATGTCGCTGAGCTTAACAGTCGTCAACTATCTTCACTCCCACATCTCCGTCAATGCTGACCTTCTGTGTGTACTCCCCCGTCATCTTATTCAGCGTGTCAATAGCTCTGATACGGTCCGACAGCTCGTTCTGTTTATCCTTAGCTATATCGGAAAGTATCGCCTGACGTTCACGGGCGGTCATTATGCGTGCAGTCTGGGCGGCTTCGGTTAATTCACGGATATAGTCCGCTATGTTAGTATTTTTTAGTAATTTGTCAGCGTTCTGACCTGCGTATTTCTCGCTGTATCCTGCCTGTATCGCACTCTGGGCGGCGTTACCGCACTGAGCGTAGTATTCGGCGAATTTCTTCTGTCTCTCGGTCACGGTAACACCGTCCTTTCTTTTCTTTTGTGTATAAAAAATAGCCGCTCCGGTTGGGGGAGCGGTTATTTTAATTTCTATTGGTTTTTATTAATCTTTTGATTTTTTAGTTTTTCAACGTCTATTCTGATTTGCTGTAAATCAGTAAGTGCTGCATTAATGTTCATGGATTCACTTTTTTCTTTCTCGATAGACTTTCTTATGTTATATTTACACATTTGTATCGTTAATACAAAAAAATAAATAAAGTCAAACAGAACATTCGCAGTTAAAGCAAACACCAAATATTGATACATTAAACTGGATTCAAAGTCGAAAATAATAATTATTATAGTGACAAAACTTTCAATAATGCCAATTGAAATAACCTCAATAAAAGCATCTGATTTTTCCCTTTCCTTAAGATTTTTGGTTATCGGAACATCTGACGTCGCAACAATAGTAAGAATTCCAAGAAGAATACCTATTATCAAAACGCATAAATCCATAATATAGCCAAAATCAACATTTTCATTGCATTGCTTTAAAAACGGCAATTCGATATTGCATATTGCCAAACACACAAAAGTTGCATAAATAATTACTTTGAAAACTGTTTGAACTATTCCAATATTAATCACTTTCCCCCTTATTTTTTGCCATATAGTCACAAATATTATACCCCCCTTTTTCCTCAGCTTCTTCCTTTAAATCAAGTATCGATTGTCTGAAATAGAATCTATATTTTGAAAGAATGTCATCAGAATTCTGCAATATATATTCTGCACCGTCGCTTACTAAATCCGAGGTTAATTCAAAGTTTGATGCTTTTAATTTTGCTGTTTGTAAATTCTCCGTCGCATTGTCACGGTATCTTACCGAAACTTCTTTTATCATTTCATTGTTCATATCGAGTTTATCAAGCAAGTTCACAACTGCGTTAAGTGTCATAGTTGTTTTTCGATACTTACCTAAGCCAAAAGATAGCACTAATTTATTTGAATTCGTATCATCTTTTGTACATTTGGCAATTTTACTAATATAGCTCAAAATGCTTTCTTCTTGTTCTGAATTTACCGTATAAAGTTCTTCTTGAGCTGTTGACAAGTCTAACGTTATTTCTACGTTGCTGATATAGTTAGATTTTTTTGCTTTTTCCAAATCAACATTTTTATATATTCTTTGAATTTTAATTTTAACATCATCCGAAGAAAGAAAACTCTGTAAATATTTCGAAATCTTCTTAATGGTAGGACCATTTTTATCAACTGTAATAAGAAGCAAATTCTCATTTTTATTGTAGTACATCAAATTTATATTATACAAATCCTGATTTACTTCAATAAGTTTTTTCTTATCGTCATCCAAAGTATATGTAGCTCCATCTTTTAATTTTCCAATCGGAATTACAAACTCATCCTTTGAATAATCGTCTTTTCTATAATATTTCATAATTCGTATCTCATCGTCTTCCACAGATTTAACGACAGTACTTACTTCTTCCAGCATTAACGATTCAAGACGATTAAAAAACGTATCAAACTTTATAGACAAAAGATTATCTTCTTTGTCGTACAACCCTATCGTACAAAATTTTACCTTTGGCATAACAGCACCCCCAAAAATCACCAGTTTTCTACATTATAACCGATAATTTTGGAGGTGTCAACAATTTATTTATATTTTGTCATTTTAAATTATAACACCCTTAAAACGAACAAAACGAACAACATTAACGCAAATACCGATTTATTCGCATTCTCACACTGTCGGGTGTGTTATCTCCACCGATTTCTACCGCAGTTCTCACCATTGTATAGCCTTGTATGTACCTGTAGTAGAACATATCCCTTGTCTGATTGTCCGCAATATTGCCGATGAAGCGTTCTACTTCTGCTTTCTGTGCTTTAAGTTCGGACAGTCTTCTTTTCTTGGCAAGGTGTGTATCGTTATCCGGAACACCGGAAATCGTGACGCTATGTTTGACATAGGGGTACTCGCTCTGCGAACCCTGCGTGCTGTCGGTTACTGCCGCTTCGTTCAACTCTGATTCAAGCTGCTTGATACACTTGCAGGTGTAACGGTAATCTTTAAGTTTCTGCTTTGTCATTCTATCACTCCCCATAGTATCCGAAATCGTACAAATCATCCTCACGCACAATTTTTAACTTACCATCTCTTGCCTCTACAGCCCACAGCTGAGGATAATTTTCCGTCACAAGAGCTGTGACAAGCGTAACACTGCCATACCTATTGTGGCTGGCAACGCAACCGGGTCTCATTTCGCACTCGTAAAAACTACTCATTTAAATTTCTCCTTTCAACTTCTGTATTCTCGCTTTAAGCACTCTCATAACTGTCTCATGTGTATCGGTTCTGTCCTTGATTGTCGCCATAACGTCCTCGTCAACACAGCCCTGAACAACCAGATACGCCACATAAACCTTATCATACGGCGAGCCCTGACGCCATAACCGGCACTTGCCCTGATCGTTAAGCTCAAAGCTCCAATTAGGCGTGAACCAGACAATGTGCCGCCCGCCTGCCTGGAGATTAAGTCCGTAGGCACAGCTTGACGGATGTACAAGCAAAACATCAATCTTGCCTGCATTCCACAGATCTTCGTCATCAGGTCCGTTATATACCCTCACGTTAAGCTTTGTCTTTGCAAGTGCCTGAAGAATACGCTCCTTGTCATGCTGAAATCCGTAAAAGGTTATGCACGGTTCGCCGTTAAGGCGTTCTATGTACTCCATATATGCGTCTATCTTGCAATCGTGAAGCTTGACAACTTTGTGATCATTATCATAAATAGCCCCACTGCAAAACTGAAGCAGCTTTCCCGTAAGCACACCTGCCGATTGTGCTGTTATCGTGTTTTCGTCTATCTGAAGCAGTAAATCTCTCTCGAACTGTGCGTATTCCTTTTTGACCTTATCGTCAAGTATAACCGGGATTTCATGCTCGATACACTGCGGCAGCTCCAGATAATCCTCTGCTTTCATACTGATGCAGATATCGCTTATGGCTTTCAGTACGGCAGGCTCTGCGTCGTCTTTAGGTTTGTAATCCGTAAAATGCCCGCCGTGCGTATTTGCTATGAAATAACGCTCTCTGAACTGCGTGATGTTTTTTCCGAGCCTCGCCCCTTGATCAAGAAGATATATCTGCGCCCACAGATCCATAAGTCCCTTTGATGAAGGTGTTCCTGTAAGCAGTATAACCTTTTTGCACAGCGGACGTATAAGTTTCATTGCTTTAAACCGCTTACTGCTGCTGTTCTTGAAACTTGTACTTTCGTCAAGCACAACCATATCAAACGGCCAGTCCTGCCGGTAATACTCGACAAGCCAGGGGACGTTCTCACGATTGATAACATACACATCACCGGGGGTATTAAGAGCTCGTACACGTTTGGCCAGAGAGCCAAGAACCGTAACTACTCTGAGATGCTTCAAGTGATCCCACTTGCCTGCCTCTTTACTCCAGGTACCCTCGGCAACTTTTTTCGGGGCCACCACAAGCGCCTTGCCGATACTCCAGTGATAATATTTCAGAGTGTTTATCGCCGACAGAGTGATTGAGGTTTTACCAAGCCCAGGACGTAAAAACAAGCCTATCGCAGGATCTTTTACTATCCTGTCAATGCAATATGCCTGATAATTGTGCGGTTTATATATCATTTCTTTTCAGCTCCTCTATCAGGCGGTCAACCTTTTCTTTTGAATCGACCGCTCTGAACACTTTTACGCCTGTTGCTTCAAGAAGATCGCAGACATAAGTCTGTAAGGCTCTCAGCTTTTTCTGCGGTGCTTTAAGCTCCGCCAGAACTATTTTTCCTCCGGGAAGAAATATGATTCTGTCAGGCACCCCGTTAAACCCCGGTGATACAAACTTCAGTGCCATACCATCGCATTCCTGCTTAATTCTGGATACGAGATATTTTTCAATATTACTTTCAAGCAATTTTAATTCCTCTTTTTTCCTTTTTGATTGTAACAATTTCAGCATTTTTCCTATACGCGTGTGCATACAGGCGGATTAGAACGTATATATACCCTCTAATCCTCTATTTACACTACTCTATATAGAATAATTGTTGTAATTGTTACATTTTAAGATTTTTCGCTTAACCCTGCGGTTTATAGCGTAACAGTTCTCGTAACAATTGCTTTTTTAATTGTTACAAATTGTTACAAACGTTTGTAACGTTTTTGACCGAAAACCTATTTTGTTTCGTGTTTGTTACGGCAAATTGTTACGTTTTTCTGAATCCTCTGACTACGCCATAAGGTCCTTGACGTATAGGATTTTCCGTCCTTTTCCATTCGGGCATCATAGCTACGATAGCATTAAGCTCACGGGTGTCTGTATTTTTCATATCTTTGATGTTCCCGCCTAAAGCCTCGCACCATATCTCGGCGGCGCATACGCTTCTGCGCTCCACAAGCGTCAGATTTTCTGCCCCGGTAACTGCACCGCCCCAGTACATTCTTCTACGGTCAAGCGGCCACTTCTGCCAATCGCTCGGTATCTGTTTTTCTACGAAAGCACGCACTATACTTTCTCTGCTTGATACTTCTCTGTGTTCTTCCTGCTTGTCCTTAGCGACGCTTTCTATTTCACCGCTGAGATACAACGGTTCTCCGCCTTGCCATCTTACCAGAGCCTCCGCCCATATCATGTCTATTTCGTTGTCAAGATCGTGCCATACGCTCTTCACAGCCTTTTGTTCTCCCGTGTCAACGGGCCAGAAGCGGCGGTTTCCCGTTGTATCCCGTAAGAACTCAGTATTATTGGTAGTACCGAAGAATATGCACGACCTGGGCAGTTCCTTGACATTTCTTCCGTAAGCCGCTCGAAAGCGGTCTGCCCGTAAGCTGAGAAATTGCTTGATTCTGCTTACATCTGACTGTCTGAATGCGTCAAGCTCGCTTATTTCAACGAGCCATACGCCCTGAAGAAGCTCGCTTGCTTCTTTGCCCTCAAACGTCCTTATGCTGTCATTGAACCACCCTCGGCTCATTTTATCAAGTAAAGTTGATTTTCCTATGCCCTGAGAACCCGTCAGGATAAGCATATTATCAAACTTACAACCGGGCGTCATTGCTCTGGCAACAGCGGCCGTGAATGCCTTACGGGTAACAGCCCTGTTGTACGGGTTGTCCTGCGCGCCCAGATAATCAATGAAAACCGTATCAAGACGGGGCACTCCGTCCCATTTACCGTTAAGCCCCGTAAGATAGTTTTTTACAAGATTGAATGCATGTGCGTGTGAATGGAGCGATAACGCCCCGTCTATCTTTCCGTTGCCGGTAATTTTATATACACGTTCGAGATACCAATACAGCCCAGCTATATCGTTATCGTCCCACAGCCTGCGTTTATTGTTCTTGTCCCACGGTAACGCCGCCAGCACCTCGCCCCTGCCTGCAAATTCATTCAAAGCAAACTTTCCTTTAAGCAAAGGATCGTGCTCAAGTATTATTTTCACATTATCTATAGTAGAGCGTATTGCGCCCGTCTGCGTGCTTTTCTCAAGCAACTGCATCCAGTTTTCATCTTCAACACAATCAGCTGTACCGCTTACACTCTCAAAATCTTTTACCGCCGAATCATACCGTTCTTTACTGAGCAGTGCCGAAACTTCATTTATTCCGCACGCAAATTCGCACATTGCACTGAATGAAGGCAGTCTGTTTGTCGGAGTACCTATTGAAGCCTCGTCATCTTTATCCGCAAACTTGTGCAGCCGTACAAGGTCGAAAGCATTTACAAGCCTGCCGCTGCACGGATCTGTAGCATGATGGCTGTATAAATACTTGCCGTTTTCGTAGACAACAGCGCCGCCGGTGGTTGATCCGCCAAGATAGGTGAAACGTTCTGAAGAATCATCAACCGACTCGTATATTCCCGGTAACAATTCTGACATTGCACGATATACGTCGTAAGTACGGCAGAAAGCGCCGACAACGCCATTCTTAGCATCAGGATCACCCTGCTTTACAGCCAGCTTCTTAACAGCCTGCTGCCCTGGTATGCTCGGCCAGGTCGAGACATCTCTCCAGTCGGCATATAAGGCCAAAATACCGTCGGCGCAAGTGAAAGGCTTATCGCCTACTATATACACATATTCTCCGTCTGAGCAACAGCTTGGCCAGTACATTAAGCGGCAGGCTTCAAAAGTAGACGGATCAGCAAATTCGATACCTATATACTCAGCAAGTTTTCGTGCTATAGGCTCATACTCATCGGCAGTGACAGTGCGATCAAGTGGAAGTATTACACGCAGTCTCGGTGCGGAAGGCTGATGCTTTCTTGTGCTGTAAACGCAGTATCCGCAGCCGAGAGCTTCAACTCTCCGCAGAATATCATCTTTATATCCTGCCGGAATACTGTCAAGGTCGAGGGTAACTATGTCTCTGCCAATAACGTTATTTGCCTTACGCCTGGTTCCGTTAAGAGTACCGCCAACATATCCGCCGACATCTTTAAGATCATCCTGCTGAGCCTTTTTCATATTCATATAATCAGCAAGCGTTTCCGTGCTTCTTGCCGGGATTTTCAATTTCTCCCACAGTTCCGACAGCATAAGTGTCTGTGCTTTCCACACAGTCGCTTTTCTGCTTGACCCGCAGGAAATAGTTATTTTTCGGTCAAATAACATAAACTGTTCTCTTAATCCTTTCTGAAGAAGTCGCCGACCCAACCGTCAGCGCCAAGAGGTAATCCCGGTGCCCACGGTATAGGTTCGGTCATTATTCTTATAACATCTTCAAGGCTTGCCGTATCTTTACGACAATCGATTACTACTTCGTCATGAATGTGAAACACAACAGGAAGTCTGGCTTCTTCCAGGCGTGTTATTGCTCCGGCGAGACAATCTCGTGCTATAGCCTGAACACAATTCTCAACGAGCTTTCCGCCATATGTTTCGAGCCGTTTCCACTTTTTTGTTTTCTGATCCATACCCATATAAGCAATCGACGGCGACCCCCACTGATTCTCATAGATCTGAGGAGATATATAATAGAGCTTTCTGCCACTCGGTAGAGTAATTGTCAGACTGTCTGTATTCAAGGCGGCGTTGTATTCTTTGGAAACTATAATGTTACGCACACCGACAGCTCCGCCGTTCGTGACCGCCTGAACCGCTGCATTATCCACGGCATACCATAAGTCTCTTATACGTCTGTTGGCATCTCGCCACCGATGCACTATATCGGGCAGGTCACTTTCAGGTATACCCATATTAAGTGCGCCCATAGTAATAAGTGCAGAAGTACCGCCCTGATAGCCGAGAGCAAGCTCTGCTACCTTGCCTTTCTGACGCAAAGCATATTCCGGATTGCCCTTTTTTATAAGCTCAATCGGAACGCCGAACATCTGTGAAGCAGACGCTTCATAGATTTTTCCGTGAGTGCGGAATACCTCAAGCCGCCATTCTTCGCCGGCGAGCCATGATATAACACGGGCTTCAATGGCCGAGAAATCAGCATCTATAAGAACATTACCCTCTGCGGCAACAAAAGCGGTCCGTATGAGTTGTGAAAGCGTGTCCGGAACACTTCCGTAAACAAATCTGAGAGCGTCTGCTTTTCTGTCTTTAACAAGAGTTCTTGCAAACGGCAAAGGCTCAATATAAGTTCTCGGCAGGTTCTGCACCTGTACAAGACGACCCGCCCACCTTCCTGTTCTGTTCGCTCCGTAGAATTGCAAAAGCCCTCGTACTCTGTTATCACGACAAACCGCTTTTTCTATAGCGTTGTATTTTTTAGTGCTTGTCTTGCCGAGTTCCTGACGTATTTCGAGCATACGCTGTACTTCGGCACTGTTATCATTCGCCGTCAGCATTTTTGCTACGGTGTCCTTGCGTAAAGATTCTATTTCTTCACCTGTTTCGTTTTCCAGCCACCCTTGCAACTGTGCAACGCTGTTCGGATTATCAAGGCCAGTTATCTTCACGGCTTCTTCTATCAGCGCATTTCGTGTGGTGCTTCCTATTTCAAGCGCACCGTTTACAAAATCCATGTCTACCGCAACTCCTCGGTGGTTTATCTCGAGATCAGTTTCCCATTCTCTCTGAACGAAGTCAGGGACCATGACGGCTGATAATCTGCGTTCTATTTCTATTTCGGCTTCTACATCTCTGCGGTTATATTCTTTAAACAGCTTCCATTTTTCAAGGTCGTGTGACGGCATATTTCTTGTGCGCATACCGTTTGCCTTTGTTGCTTTACACGGGCAACAAAAATATCTGATAAGGGCCTTTCCGGTGTTAAGTTTGCGCCTGTCTTCAGGAAGCCCTAAAGCTCTGCCGGTTGCATCAAGACCTTTTGTATAACCGGCATACAATCCGTGCAACATTGTGCACCGCCACTGCTCAAGCGGAAGTGTCTTACCGAAATACTTTGATAGGCACCCCCACTCAAAAGCGGCATTATATGCGTGTTTTATGCAATCGGGAGAGAAAACCGCCGCTGTTATCTCGGGCGGTATTGTCTCTCCCTGCGCAAGATCTATTACCGTAACAGGCGCACCATTTAAAGAGTATGCGAATAACAGGATTTCAAAGTCAGGGCTTTCTATGTATTTAAAAGCCCCCGTTTCTCCGATAGGTTCGCTTGAAAATGTTTCAAGGTCAATATTTAAGTGGTGCATTTGGCCTCCTTTATCAGAAAGGAAGCCCTGTTATAGGATTGACACCCGTCGGCTGAACAGGCGCTACAGGCTGCTGATACACAGGCGTACCCTGAATAGGAGCGGTCTGCGGGTATACCTGTACACTTTGTCCTAAACCATTGAAGTCGCTTGCCGCTGTAGCACCGCCCGAAAGCACTTCACCGTCACGGGTTTTAAGTACGTTTCCGAGCCCACAACCGACACCTTTATTAACGCCGGCATTATAGGGGTAGAAGTTAATTGTGACCCTTCCGTACATTCCGCTGTAGATATCAGACGGAGCCAATTCACAGTTGATATTATCTATACCGACAACCTGAGGCTTGTTTATACTGCTTGCGGTAAGCACCCAGTGTCCTTTGCATTCCTCCCCATAAGGGGTACCGCTCTGTCTGAGACCGTCACCGTCATGGATTACCGACTGAGCCTGCGGTCTTGCTCCGCCCCATTTTGTAGTTATGCCCTCGTTATACGCCGCCATAAAGCTGGCGTCAAGGTCCGCTTTAGTAGCGGTGTCTGACTTGGGGATGAGTATGGTAACCGAATATTTAGGTTTGCCGTTAGGATCGCTTTTCGAGGGAACAGGGGCTGTGAGATTCGTGTAAGACAGCCTTACTTCTCCGGTTAAAACTTTGGTTGCTATGTTCTGGTACATAATATTTTCCTTTCTTAAAGGGCAACGCCCATTTTGACGTTTAATTCTTCCATTAGTGCAACAATCTTGCACCAACGCTCGAAATCACGCTTTGCTTTAATTACGTTCGAGAGCAATTTTTTATTTTTAGCCTTGATTTCTTTGATTTCCTTTTCAGTTAAATCAAACAGGAACTGCAAAGCAACATATTCTTCCTTGTATGTTTTGCTTTCTTCGTGCCATTTCTGCCTTTTAGTGTTCTGCTCCGATAATACGTAATGCCATATTTTGCGTATATCGTGCGAATTCAGCGAAAAGTTATCATAGGCGATCCGCATCAGCTTTTTTATAACCGACAACGGTCGCTGTTTAAGATAGTCCTCATAAAGAATCTTAAAATAACCTTCCGGAAACGATATAGTTACAAGATGCTGTTCGTTCACTTGCCCACCTCCGCAAAATCGGCGGCCGCAGGACTGTACGTCTCTCTTTTATCCGATAAGGGTGCAAGAGTAGGTTTGCCGGGCGGCTTGATAACATAAGCGCCGACCTTTTCGGTAAAATCAGCTTTACCCATAAGCTTTTCAAGCTCGGTAAGAGTTTTGGGTTTTCTCTCATACACCAAGGCTTCATCATAACCTGCTTTGATAACTGCTTCAATAGCTTTATCCTGATCGGAAAAGGTTCTGTTACTGCGCCCCTGGACTGCTTTCCAACCGGGTATGTTAACGCCTTTAAGGATTGCACCGAGTGCATATTCCTCGAGATCCTTATACCATTTCACGAGTTCAGCACCTTTTGTAAGCAGGTCACCTATTTCGCTGTCAGAAAGAATACGCTTGTCCTGATCACCGGAAGTACCGGGTAGTACGCAATCCTTAAATTCTTCAAGGGCTGTATACTGTTCGGCTCTGGCACGACAGTGTTCCTTT